CCTATAACCCATTCGTCCCCGTCTGTGCCTAGAATCAACTCATCTGCCGCCGCCACCCACACCACACGGTTGATCTGGCGCGCATTCAAGGTCTGGATGATGGCCGCATCCGTCTGTACCTGGCCGTTGACGCGTTCGGAAAAATTCTCGAAATCCCCCGCAACCGACATGGCAACGCGCCGCCCCGCGACCAACACCAAGCGATTGCGCCAAAATATCCCGTGCTCCGGCCAGCCGTTGGTAGCGGAAAACAGACTGTGCGCCCATTTTGAAGTCGCCTTGTGTTCAGGATGTGTGCTGACGATCTCGTCTGGCAGACGTTCAAGCACCACGCCTGCGACGTGCTGCGCATCGGTATAGCCTGTGATGCGCACCGTGCCGTAACCCGCATGCAGGAATTCCCACTGCGCGCCAATCGAGCCGCGCGAATCATTGGGGATAGGTTTGCCATCGCCGTCCCAGGCGCGACCTTCGGTATGCACGGGCGTTTGACTTCCCGTGACGGGTGCGCCTTCACTGTTGGTCGGGCCCGTGGCGGTGCACACGTAGACGCGGTTTTCCACACGGCGCATCTCCCCTACGGTGATCTCTTGATACACCGCCCACGGCTTGACCGCAGCGCGATCCGCAGATTCTAGATAGAACAGCGTGCCCACGTGATCGGGGGTAAAAATGCCATGGCTAGCGGTCAGCGTGACTGTTCCGAGACTGGCACTGGCGGACACGGTAACGCCTGCGTTAGGGTTCATGTTGTCAAAGGGGCCGCCCGACAACTCCACTGAACCCAGCGTAAAGGCGGCCGCTCCCGTGCGCATCAGCTTCATGGGCGCGTAGTTGCGGTGAAACAGGTACATCACGTCCGCGCTTTGGGTGACGTGCAGCGCGCACGTGCCATCCACATTGATCAAGTCGGCCGCGTCGTATGGCGTGGCGATCACCACCGGCGTAGTGCCATCGACCAGCACCCCGCGATCTGCATACACGTCAATGCGCTTGTGGCTGAATGCCAGCATGTAGCTGATGCGCTCGGAAACCTGAAACGTGATCAACCACGACCGCCCCTGTGCAGTGTCGATGTATTGTGTGCCGCCACGACGCACCAAGGGGCCCTGCACCGTGGGCAGGAAGTTTTCTAGCACCGCGCAGCCGTTGGGGTATTTCGCCAGGTCGGTGCGCGCGGCCAGGAGCGGCGAGAGCTCACCCGCATCAAAGGTTTGCAGGATGGGGGCGACCTTGGCCATTAGAGCCTCGCTTGCATCCAGGTGTCGTCGATGGTTGCAACTGCGGGACGTTCTATCGCGTTCGCTCGCCGGGCGCGGCGCAAAGCTTGCTCCAATTCCTCGCGCAGGATTTGTTTCTTGGTGTTCGATTGCGTCAGACGTTCGCACGCATCCAGTGCCAGGCGCACGGCCAGTACATCGACGAAAAGCGCATCAAAGCGGGCCGCATCGTCAACCATCTGGACGTACTGCACAGGCAATGGCCCCGTCTGATTGATCAGTATGCGGCCCTGCTCAATGCTGTAATACCCCGTCGTGCCAAGCGCATGCAGGTACTGCCCAACGCGCACCACGCGCAGACAGTCGCCGGGCAGCTGGTACTGTGTCGTATAGCCAAACGCGGGGTTTTCCGCCATGGCGGGCAAGTTCGCCCTCGCCTTAGCAAAATTCCACACGTGCGCGCGCAGCAAGGCGGCGACCGCCGGATCGAACAAGGTGTTGATCGTGTTTGCCGCCACGCTGCCATCATCCAGCGCCATGACAGGTGGCTGCCCAAGATGTGTCAAGGCTAGATTGGCGATCTCGATGCGCGATGCCATGGAGGTTTACCACCAGCGGATCGCGGTAATTAATACGCCCGACACGTACACCCCCGCCACACCGATACACGCCCACACCATTCGGCACAACCGAGGGGAGTTATCCAGGTATTCCATGATCTTGCCCAGCGCGGTAAAATCCATCTACGTTCTTTCCTTGATTGCTCCAAGGGGTGAATCTAGAAAGCCTCACCAGTTGTCCGCTGGCGGGGCTTTCG